ATTACTTATATTAATTAAACGGGTAGGTATTGCTTTATCATTGGATAAAGAAAATTCTTCTGTTTTATAATCCACCTCAACAAATCCACTTATGGGTTTATCGGCAGAAAAACTGTATTGTCTACTTGCATATTCTGGGTTTATAATTTTACCATCAGCTCCCACCTTCTGAGCGTAAGGGTCAGCTCCGTGAGAAACTAAAGATGTTTCATGGTAACTCTTAATTAGATTAACCACTATCCTTATTAATTCCCCTTTTTTAGTATAGGTACCCAGCTTATCAAAAAACTCTGAATCGTTTTCAAATTTATGGGATGGCTCCCAACCAAACTTAACCGTAACACTATTTGAATGGATAGAAGGTGGGCTCATCATAATACCCCTAGAAATACGTGGGTTAGATTTACCATCTATTTTCAATATGGCATTTATACCAGCTGGAACTAGTTTACCTTTACTATCCTTATAAGCTCCTTGCCAGAATGTATCTGAGACAGCCCCAATAGCATTACCGACTGCAGTCTCATGATCTATGTTTATTGATTGCCCTAATAATAAACTCATGCTGGCTTTTAAAACCCCTGGTTTACCAAAATCTATTGGAGCCCCCTTATATACAATGGTTTCTGAAAGCATTCTAAAGGTTGGATTAATAAACTCATCCTCTTTTGGTGTAAGGTCTTCTGCACTTACATCTGGGTAATAGGTTGCATAGTTAGGAGTTGAACTATCAAATAACCCAAAATTTTGGGTGTTTACATTTTCACTACCAATCATTTCTTCAGCAAACTTTTTAAGGTCTACTATATTTGGCTTATGTGCATTCATTAAACTATGGGCAGACCCAAGCCTAATCTCACCCGTTCTATTTTCTTTGTTAAACTTCATGGTTATTTGGATTTTGTGTCCGTATCTTTTCTTTTTGGTTGGGGGTTCTTCTTATCCCGGCCTTTTCTATCAGATTTATCTTTATCCTTTTCCCTGTCTTCTTTTTTACCAGCTGCATCGTTGGTAGCACCGGGTTCTGGTGGTTCAATTATTTTATAGGGTTTCTTATACATCATGTCATCAGCATATTGTTCGGAAGATATTATGCGGTCTACCCAGAGAGCATGAAGTACCCTTTGTTTAATTTCTTTACCCTGCCATGATTTAAGGTCATCCGTAATGGTAGACTTATTAAATTCTACCTTTAATCCTTTAAAATCATAACCAGCTAATACCAACTCCATATTATATACCCTTTCCAAAGCTTGTGCTAATATGGATTGAACATTTATAAGTTGTGATAACATCTTAGTAAATATAATACCAAGTTGTCCTTCTCCACCCTTTTGATCTAGACCTAAAAATGACCCTGGGGATTTTAAAGCATTAGCTAATTGGTTTTGGTTGAGGTCAAATACATCATTAACATTGCTAAGGTTTTTAGTGGTGGATTTAAAATCGAATTCATGATCCTCTTGATAACCAACTAATACCCCCGTTTTAAACCCCTCTAATATATTAACCTTTGCTTCATCAAGGAATAGATTTAACCTTTCCTCATATTTTGCCTCACTCTCATTAGCTTTTTGTTCGGGTTTATCTAATTTAGCTTGTAAATACCCAAGTAAACCCAATTGATTTAATATGTGGTTTATATTATCCTTCATATCCTTTTGGGTGGATATAGAATTTAAAGCCGATATAAAAGGGGGTATACCGTATGGTGTATCTTCATCCCCCCACAGGCCCGTGTAAGAGTAAGTAGCTTCGTTTAGTTTAATATATTCATTTAATACTCCCCTCCAACCGCTAGCTTTCTGGTATGGTTCATATCTACCCCCTGGTTTTAATCCAAAACGTATAGTCTCTGGATTAATCATTGGCAGGGATTCAATTTGAGTAAGTCTTCTATTAGGAACCATTTCATAGGATAAGGCTCCGCCTACCCATATTTGGGCTATCCATTTGTTTACTAAGCCATTTATACCAGATGTTCCATAACCCCATTCCTTAGAACGGACAGTGAGATGTTCCCTCATCTTATCTTGTAAATCTGGGTTTATATCCTGATCAAATTTTATATTATGCCCTGTATTGGTTAGTTGAACAAGGTCGAATAATACAGACCCAAGATCCTCATTTGTTTTATATAATGATCTAACTACTGGTATTAAATCATTTATAGCATCTGGTTTTATAATATTAAATTTGTTAGCATTTGGTAACCATTGACCTCTACTAGCATCATGTGGTTCGGATACCCTACCGGGTGGTATAGATACAATCTTCTTCTTTGCTTCATCAACCGGAGAAGTCTTAGCGACTATCTTTGGTTGTGGTGATGTGTTTGATTTACCAAATAAGTTAAATGCCATATTATCTAGGTGATACTGTTAATGTTTTTTGTTTACCTTTTCTTATGAAATTGGTAATTGCTTTTGCCATAATGGAATCATCCGTATATGTTTCGTCATCCTCATCCCCTTTACCTTTACCTTTACCTAAAGCTATTGGCCTATTGGTTGCATCATATATAAATGTGTAAGCTTCTTGTACAAAGAATGGATCCCTTATAAATATATCTTCATTCCTTATATCCTGTTCAAGTTCATCTATTATAACTGACCTGTTCTTACTGGTAGTAAGCCACCCGGGAATATCTTCAACTTGTGCTCTTTTTTGTCCCTTTTTCCTAAGTAACCTGGTGCTATAATATAGATTTGGATAGTGTTTATCTTGAATTAATTTAACAACAGCTAAACCAATATCATTACCCTCGGGTGCTAAAATAGCGTTATTATAACGATAACCATATTCCATCAATAGTTCTGCAAACTTATCTACGGATATTTTTCCTTTGAAACAGACTACTTCTTCCCCATTCCTATCCATTATACTAAAGGCAGAATAATCTTGTGACCTCCCAGTAGCAATATCGGCCCCTATATAATAGTGTACACCTTTTCTTGGTAACTCAAATACTTTTAGCTGCCCGCTATACCTTGTCTCTATTACCTGTTGTTCAAATAATAAATCTTCTATGGCTTTAATATCATCTAGGTCAAATACATTATGACCCGAGGTTAAGAAATCCCCATCAATCTCCTGTGCTGTTCTTCTCTTACCAAGTGAATCAGCCATTTGATTATACCAGGCCATATCCCTTTCTGGGTGCATATTCCAACGTAAACGTATAGCATTAAAGTTATTACCTCCAGCTACTGCATCAACCCATTGCTTATGGTACCAGTTCCCTATTCCATAAGGTGTAGAATTTACTATAGATGATCCCCCCTGTAGATAATGTTGGGAATGCTGCTGCCCAAATCTGGTTAGCCCACCTAACAATTGCTGCTTCATCAATAACCAGTAATGATACAGCCTCTGACCTACCAGCATCTTCAGTGGTTGGTACAGAAGATATTATAGAGCCATTAGAGAACTCCATATCAGTGGCAGTCCCATATTCTCCAGTTCTACCATTAACAATTTTGAGCCTAAGGTGGTCGGGTAGGTTCTTATACATGTACTTAATCTTCCTGAGTACTTTCTTAGCTACCCTATCTTTAATTGAGATAATTACAATAGTTTTGTTTGGGTGGTACATTGCCAACCATAAACTATACATAGAGATTAGTTCTGTAATACCAGCCTGCCTGAATTTAAGTATGATATTAAATCGGTCATTTAAGAAATGCCATAAAACAGTTTTTTGATAGGGATATAGATTAAAACTGGTTTTACCTTTAATAGGGTGAATTACTTTTATATGCTCAGAAAAAAAGAATGGGTCTTGGCTACATTGCTCTAATTCCTTAAATTGCTCAATCGTTAAAGGTTCTATTAGATCATCATACTTAGAGGCCATACATAATTTTTATTGTAATAGTCTGTACCCTATTTTAGCTAACCCCTCTAATCTTATATTGCTGGGTTGGAAAGTAGTATTACCCTCAACCATAAATCTAAACCTACCTAATTTTAAGCTGTAGTCCAATCCTACTTTAGGGGCCCGATGAAATAAATCATAGCCTCCATTGATATAGAGCTGGTTCCAAGTGTTTGGATCTCTTTCAGAATATGGTCTATCCCGTTCTTCTCTATATAAATTGTTGTCGTTCCAGTAATAATTGAATTTATTTGGGAGAAGTGGTGTTTTTTCTTCCTTGATAA